CCAAAGCTATGCAGTAAAAACAAAGCCTTACAGGCTCTCAACACTCTCAGCAGTAGGGATATAAAGGTTAATGGATGTTCGGGGCTTAACGGGGCTCTATGGAGCTTTAAATAGCCTCATAGGTTTCCAGAGACCTAACAAGGCTATAGAGGCTTTAATAGCTAACGCAAAGGTAACCGCCCATAAAAAAAGGAGCCTTAATTGGCTCCCTTTCTTTTTACCTCCTTTTTAATTTAAAGCTAAATCTTTAAGGATGGTTTCTTCGTCTACTTCAGCCATCCATTTATCCATTAAAATATTTAAATATTCTTCATGGGTGTTTAAAACTCTATGGCAAACGCTCCAAAGGTTTTCTAACTCGTCTTCTGTAACGACTCCAAATGCTAGTAAATCTTTTTCAATGTCATCAATAAAAGATTGAAGTTCGTCAATAGTTGGTTTTCTTTTCATTGTTTCCTCCTTTTAAAGAGATACGTAATATCTATCGTTATGCCATTTAGAAATATAAACCTTTGCGAAAGTTTTAGAACCTTTAACTTCATTATGTTCTACAAAGTTTTTAATACCTTCTTTAGCTTGTTTTCTTGATATATTGACACTTCCAAAACCTTGATAATATGTTGAACCTTGCGCGTCAGTATATCTATCAATTGGAGTACTAATATTAAATCGTTGTACTTTTCTCATATTCACTAAGGCTGTAAGCTCTTCAGCATCTAAATAAATAAATCCGCTATCTTTATTTTTTGCTTCACTATTTTCAAAAGTTTCTTTGATTTTTCTTGTTAATGTTTTCATTTTTTTTATCCTTGCCTTTTGGCTTTTTGTTATTGATGAAAGAATCTTAACACTAAAAAATTAAAATGTGCAAGAAATTTGCATAAATAAAAAAGGGACCCTTTCGAGTCCCCTTTCTTTTTACCTCCTTTTTAGTCTATGATTTTTAAACTTAGCTCCCGGGCTTTTGTAATAGATAAATTATTAGTGGTTACTTCTTCGGTAGAATCATAATCCCCCGCTTCTGTTCTTCTCTTTTCAAACACAGTAATATAAACCCGGTCCTCATCTTCTTCTATTCTTACCCGGACATTATCAGTAGTTATAGAAGTGGTTTTATTTTCAACTACAGTTTTCATTCTTCCCTCTCAAAGACTGGCAACACTTCCTTAAAAGAATAACCGAGTCTTCTTATATATTTAATGTCCTCTTCGTGAAAGGTTTTCTTTCCTAATAAGGTAGTAAATATCTTCGCATCCTCACAAGCCGGATAGACTAAAACATTACCCCAATTAGATTTTTTATAGATTTCTAAGGCTTTCATTATTCCCCCTTTGTTTTTGTTTTCTTTCGTGCCTTCTTAGGATTCCCAGATAAAACGGATTCCCCTGGATTTTAATTTTTCGTATAACTCTCATGAGTTTAAATCCGTTAAAATATATTCACCGCTTTCAATCTTTGCCCGAGTCTCTTTGATAGTCTCATTTAAGAACTGATTGCGGTAGCGTCCGGTAGTTATGGAATAATCCCAATAGTAAGAATCAAGATAGGTTTTTCCATTGGCTACCTTCGCAATGATTACGCGGTAACTTTGAAAGAATTCTTCTCCTTTATGATTAATTATAAATTGATTTGGAACTGTGTTTCCTCTTGTGCTTTTCATGTTTTCAACGTGCATTGTTACCCCCTTGTTAATGTTGCACCACCAAAAGGCAGTTGAGTTGAATAAGTATTATCGAAAGCAGCAGCACTAAAAATTTTTAAATCTTTAAATACTTTAGTAATGTCTTTTAATTCTTGTTGATGTTTTTTTCTTGCATCTTTTAAAGAATAATCCATATATTTAACTTTATGCCTTGCAATATCCTCCCCGGTTGTTTCGTTCTCAATATAACCAAACACCGAAAAAGAGCCGTCCGGGTGTCTTTCAACTCCCCCTGTTTGATAAAAATTTAATTTATTCGCCATTTTGTAACCTCCTTAAAATAGTTAATGACTAGTACAAAGTAAAGCAACTTTTAAAGATGTCAAGAACTTTTTTTTAATTTTATTTTCTAGTGTTTTATAACACTACTGCACTAGACGACTAGAGCACCACTAATCTCAAGTAGTAAAACACACCGACTATTTACTAGAATAGAAGGAGCGACAAAACTATTATAAAATAACTTGACAATTTTTAAAAGGGTTATTATATTGGTCCTTTAAAATAATTATGAGGAGAAAGATAATGGCATTAAAACAAATATTATTTAATCATGATGTTTTAGTAGAAGTGTTTCATGTTAATTTAGATTTATATGACTTTAAAATCTATACAGATATTAATAGACCTGATGCATCAAGTGACTTTGATTCTTATAGGGAAGTATTAAGTCAATTAGACATAAGACCCATAGGGCTATATACTAGAGAAGAAATTGATGATGTTTTAAAAAAAGTAGAGGAGATAACCAATGAAACAGATTGAAGATTTATTAGAAACTATTACCCCGGAGAGACAAGAAAGATTATTAAACCCTCAGATGTCTGATTGGTTTAGGACTTTGTTTTTAGGGAAGTATGGCTTCAGAGTCTATGATATTAAAGTGGGTCGTAAATGGGTTATGATGAGGTCCAACAACCATAGAGCTAAAGTTTCAGTTGATAAGTTTAAGACGTTAGCTTTTGTTACATGGCGAAGAGACTGTGAATCAGCTACGTACAATCCAAAAGAGACTAGGAAAAGAGAATGGTACAAAGACTATGGTTTTAATAAACCACCTAGAGATTATTTCTTAGACCCTAAACATCTTATTTGGAAATAACTATGGTTGGTTGTGATACCAAGGGCTGCTTAACTCATGCTTCAATTGTGGAAAACGAAAGATATTATTGTTCTAGTTGTTACAAACAGAAAATAATTCACCGGGAGAAATATAAGTTGACAAGAGCCCAACAAATTTTATAGAATGATAAAAACTAAGGAGGAAAGCTAATGAGCAATGAAGCAAAAGAACAACTACAAGAATTTATAAGTGAAGCAGTCTCGGAGCGTTGGCAGCTACCAACAAGACCTGACTTAGAAAAAGACTGCGTAGACTATGTATGGGACAAATGGGATAAAGAGGTCCCTTACCATGACGAAACCTACGTAACCTTTTTAGTTATTCAGTTTCTATCTAATCATTGCCGGGAAGCAGTTTCATCACAAGACGTAGAGTACATGGCAGTAGCTGAGAAAGAAAGATTATTAACATTATGAGAATAGGAAAACAAACAATAGAACATTCCTCAAAGACCGGGAAGAGAGGCAAAAAGACTTCGATAGGTAGAAGGAACGTGGGTACTTCTACTATGTCGAAACGTAAGAAAGAAACCCACAAGCCTTATAGGGGGCAAGGAAAATGAAAGTAAAACATTTAAAAAATAAAACAACTATTGAGATAACTCCTGAAGAGTTAGAGAACTATAGAAAACTTACGAATGACTTAGACTGTATGTTGAGTAGCTTATTTGAGTGTCAAGATATATGGTTAAGTGATGTTCGTAATCTAGATACATTGAAGTGGAGACTGACAGAGTTGTTAGGACTTAAATGGAATCGCGATACTCACAGTTATATTCAGACGACTAAATAATATTTTGAAAGAAGAATACAAAATTTTAATTGATGCTCGAAAGCTAGAACGTGAAGTGGATGAATCGTTTAATCTGGATGGCTTGAGAGAGCACTACAACTTGAGCTTAACCCAAGCATTAAAAATTAAAAAACTTTTAGATAAAGATAAACAAACAAAATAAGGAGAAGGAAATGGTAGACGTTTCACAAGTAACACTAGATGTCATTGAAGCAATTCAATCTAACAAGTCTGTTAGTTTTAGATATGACGGACAAGAACCCATCCGGGTTATAAAACCTCAAGGTTTTTACGGAGACTTCGTAGGCTTTGAAGGCACAGACGAAACAAAAGAAGATAAAGAGTTCAGACGTTTTGGACTTACAAGCGTAAGTGATTGGTTAGGCTTAGAAGAATCTTTTGTGGTCCACATTGAGCCCATAGCCTTCACGTATCATCCTACTGCTGCCGAGGTCAGGCAAAGAATAATAGAGCTCTTAGACTTTGAAGACTTAGAGTATGGTGTAGAAATTCCAAACAACTAACTATGGCAGAAGCGTATATTGAAAGTTTATTTCAAGAAGAAATAGAAAGAATTGAAAAAGGATTTAATCCAAGTGAAACTGTAGAGGTTCACTACATTTCTAATTACGACAAAGAAAGTATGTATCCTTTATTTACCGGCTTGATAGAAAAACCTTCTGAAAAAGAAGTGAATGACCTTTACGATTATTTACAACGGAGAAATTTTCCTGTCACAATGGAAAGAGATGACCTTGACTACGTGCATGTAAAACCGTACCCAATACGAGAAGACAAATGGTATTGGGCAGGTACAGATTCAAAGGGTAAGAATAAATTTAAACACTATACCAACCAAGATTTATTTGCAGTCACAGATTTTTTAGATAGTAAAAATATTAATTACATAATAGGTGATTCAAGTACGACAGTAAACATTTATTCTTATGCAGATAAATTTCAGTATTTTTATACAACTGGAAAGTGGAGCGTATACAAAAAAAGACCTAGTAATTATAAAAAGAAATATTATCATTCAAAAAACATTGAAGATTTTTACGAAAGATTTTTTCTTAAAACACTTGAAAGAGAGAAAAAATATTTTAAAGAATTGTTCATAAATCCTAGATATGAATATGATTCTAAAAGAGAAGACTTCCCGTATTTACGTTTGTATATTTATTTATTGTATTTGTTTTCATCTAAACCAACTCCCTTTCTAACCATAGAAAAATTAGAATGGATACAAGATGAGCCTTTGTATTCTATTTATAATCGCTACAGAAATAAAAGAAAATGACTGAGTATGATGTCCATAAAATGTATGCGGAGCAACAAGAGCGAGATAAAATTACTGCTCTCCATGCAAACAATGGGGTGTTGACAGTACATTTTTCTGATGGTACGATAGAGGTATGGAAGCAAAATTGGCGAGGGAAGCTAAAAAAAATTAAAAAAAGAATTAGGAGTAAGACATGAAATTAAAAGATTATGCTTTAATAGTTATTTATTTTCTAGTGTTAGGTTTATTTATCTACACCGGGATTCAAGATGGAAAATACAAGGACCGACAATTCCAAAAAATTAATAAATTAAATAATGATTTAATAAAATTATCTCAATATGTAGAAAGTAAAACTACAGATTTTGAATATCTTGAAAGGAAGATAGAAGATAATTCACAGGAGATAGAAGAACTTAGAAGACAATTAAACGAGCAACAAAGAACAGCAGAAACTTTTTACAACATGTTCTTTGACACACAAAAACAACGAATTGCAGAGGAAGAATTAGAAAGTCAAGGTGCTGAGACGACCCCTCCTCCAAACCCCAAAGCCGAAGGTGTCACAACGACTCTCCCCCCTTCGGAAGTTTCAGCACCACCTTCCTCAATAACAATCTCTACCCCAAAAGAAAGAGAGCAAGTAGTGGTGACCGCCCCTACAGAGAACGTGCCTGTTCCTGATAAGGTTATTGCTTCTTGCCCTCGACCTAATCAAAACCTAGCTAAGTATATTAATAATGTTACGTTACGGAAAAACTATTCTTTTTCTGTTTTCTTTGACGTAAAGGACTTACAAATAGCTAACGTAACTTTCAGCCAGAGGCTCCCGGTTAAACTACAAAGAGCTATGACAGCCTATTTAGATGACTTTAATTTGAGTCAAGATAAACAAGGCTGCAGAATACCCGTTCGTTTATTGGAAGGATAAAGATGAGGTACAACTTAAACAAAGAACAGTTTCGTCAATGGCAACAGTATGCCCTAGAAATAGAAGACAAACTGTACGAAGATAAAGCAGGATTTATGAATGAATATGAAGACGATAACTCGTTTTCTGTACATTTTTATGACTGCACAGTTTCACAAGAAGTTTTAGACTTTTTTGAAAAAACGCTTGACTTGCTTCCTACAGGCGAGTAGAGTAACCACAAATAACTAAGCTATAAGGAGTAAAATATGGCAGTTGCAAATGGTAAAGCGTATTGGGCGAGTGTCACAGTTCCCAATACTACTTTTGAACCAGTCTACACAGTGGACTTAGTAATAAGTGATGAAGATGCTCAAGACTTTCAAGCTAGAGGAATTAATGTTAAGGACTTTAGTATGAAAGATGAAGATGGTACACCTCAATATATAGGTAAAGCTATCACCATAAAAAGAAAAGTAAATGGAAAGAACGGACCCCGTACTGCTCCAAAACTTTTTAATAAATCTAAAGAGCCTATGGACGTAACAGTCGGTAATGGTTCTGAAGTTAGAGTTCAATACAATGAATTTGCTTGGGAATACGCAGGTAAATCTGGTGTGAGCTTAGACTTTCAGGCTATGCAGGTTCTTGATTTAGTAGCTATGAAGTCACAAGATGGAGACGAATTGAATCCATTTGGTGACGGGGAGGAGTTTTAAATGACAGAAGAAAATACAGTCATAGAAGGCTCTGACAAGCCATTCATAACTATAGATGACGTACAAGTCTTTGTAGAAGATTTACCTGAAGAAGGTCAACAAATCTTTGGAAGACTACAACGATTAAACCAGAAGAAAGCGAATGTGACTCTTGATTTAGAAGAGCTACAAGCAGGTATTAATTTCTTCTCCGGGAGAATTGTAGAAATCTATAGTGCGGATGCACCTGAACAATCTAACGATTCCGAAAGCACAGAAGAAGACAGTTAGATATTTTAATAACATCGGGCTAGGTCGTCTTTCTGTGCATGAGACACCTAGCCTTTTTTATGCACACTATGAACAATAATCCTACATTTATAAAAATGCATCAGCCCTGCAAAGATTGCGGGAGTAGTGATGCTCTATCAATTAACGAAGATGGTTCTACCAAATGTTTTTCGTGTGGTACGTTTAGTCCTAAACCTAATAACAATATTAAGCCTATGAATACAACACAGCCTCCGAAGACATTAGAAACATTTGATAACGGAATCTATGCTCCTCTTACGGACAGAGCAATATCAAAAGATACTGCCCTCAAGTATGGGGTAAAGGTTATCTATGATGCTCAAGGGCAGATAGCTCAACACAGATACCCTTATCATATAAACAACGAACAAGCAGGAACCAAGGTCCGCTACATAAAGGATAAACACTTTAAGTTTGAGGGCACTATGTCAGGGTCCGGTTTGTTTGGACAACAGCTTTTCAAGGAAGGTGGGAAATATCTCACTATCGTTGAAGGTGAATGTGATGCTATGGCTGCTTATGAACTGCTCGGTTCTAAGTGGTCTGTAGTATCCATTAAAAACGGAGCTCAAGGAGCAGTCCGGGACATCAAAGACAACATCGAATACGTTGAAAGCTTTGATAATATTGTTATTTGTTTTGACAATGACAAGCAAGGTAAGGAAGCAGCCCGTAAGGTTGCTAGTATTATAAAACCACGCAAGGCTCGTATCGTTACTATTCCCAATGGTTACAAGGATGCGAATGACATGTTGAGAAAAAACTTACATAGTGAGTTTACGAGGGCATGGTGGGATGCAAAGGTGTATACTCCTAGTGGTATCATCAGGGTATCTGATAAGAAGTCCTCTTTTCTTAAACGAGAGAAGAAAGAAAGCGTACCTTACCCTTGGCATGGGCTTAACAAAAAGCTTATAGGGCTCCGACAGGGTGAACTCATGACTCTAACAGGCGGTACGGGCTTGGGTAAGTCATCAGTCACACGAGAGTTAGAGCATTGGCTCATAAATAAAACCAACGATAACGTGGGCATCATAGCCCTTGAAGAGGATTGGCGAAGAACAGTCGATGGTATTTTATCTATTGAAGCTGATGCTCGGCTCTACATTGACGACATCCGGGAAGGATACGAAGAAGGTGAGTTAGTACGTATGTTTGATAAGACCTTTGGTTCGGATAGAGTTTTTATTCATGCTCACTTCGGGACCAATGACATCGAAGATATATTTTCGAAGCTTCGTTATCTGATTGTCGGATGTGATTGTCGTTGGGTAGTCGTGGACCACCTACACATGCTTGTATCAGCTACTACAGAAGGCGATGAACGTAGAGCTATTGATTCTATTATGACTAGGTTGAGAAGCTTAGTTGAAGAAACAGGTGCAGGTATTATTCTGGTCTCTCACTTACGGAGAGTATCAGGCGATAAAGGACACGAAAATGGGGTTAGTGTAAGCTTATCTCATCTTCGTGGGTCCAATGCGATTGCCCAACTCTCTGATTGCGTTATTGCCTTAGAACGTAATCAACAATCAGAAGACGAGCTAGAATCTCGTACAACACGATTAAGGATACTTAAATCTAGGTATACCGGGGACGTTGGTTTAGCCACCGCTTTAGTGTATGATAAAGATACGGGTAGACTATCAGAGTACGAGGACACTGAACTCCTCAATAGTGATTTTACTGATGAAGGAATCCCCTTTTAATTATGCAATTAGTTTTTGACATAGAAACCGATGATTTAAAAGCAACAGAAATACATTGTATTGTTGCGATTGATGAAGACGATAAACAATACAGCTTTGATATTATTGATGGTAATATTGAGGAAGGTATTCAGTTTTTATCTACAGCCGACAAATTAATCGGACATAACATTATTGGTTTCGACATCCCGGTAATCAAAAAGTTACATGGTGTTGACCTATGGCATAAAGATAAGGTGCTTGATACCCTAGTGCTTTCAAGACTTTTTAATCCTGTAAGGGAGAAGGGTCACTCATTAGAAGTCTGGGGTAAAAAGCTTAGGGTTCCTAAGGCTACTCCTCCAGAAGACTTTACGACCTACACAAAAGATACTCTTAAGTATTGTGTGCAAGATGTTATTTTAAATAAAGTTTTATTTGAACAGTTAAAGAAAGAGTCCGTAGGGTTTTCAAGAGATAGTATTGACATGGAGCATCAAGTCACTCAAATATTAAAAGAACAAGAAGACAATGGTTTTATGTTTGATGAAAAGAAAGCCATGCTTCTTATGGCAGATTTAAACTGTAAGATTAAAGAGACTATTGAAGAAGTTCATGCGACCTTTAAGCCTAAGTGGGTAGATATGAAATTAGTTACTCCGAAACTAAAGAAGGATGGCACACTAGCTAAGTCTGGTTTAACTGAAGAAGAATACAAAGCTCGTATGGGCTCTACAGATATTAAGCCTTTCATGCGAAAGCAGCTACAAGAATTTAACTTAGGCTCTCGTAAACAGATAGGTGAATATTTAATTGACTTCGGGTGGAAGCCTAAAAGGTATACTCCGACTGGTCAACCTATTGTCGATGAAGGTACACTAAAAAATATAACACATATCAAAGAAGCAAAATTGATAGCCGACTTCTTACTTTATCAGAAGCGTTTAGCTCAAGTTAAATCTTGGACTGAAGCTGTGACAGAAGATGGTAGAGTTCATGGTGCAGTCATTTCAACGGGAGCTATTACCGGAAGGATGGCTCACAGGAATCCTAACATGGCTCAAGTTCCGGGAGTCTACTCTCCTTTTGGAGAGGAATGCAGGTCTTGTTGGACCGTAGCAGAAGGACACAAGCTAGTAGGTATAGATGCTAGTGGATTAGAATTAAGATTGTTAGCACACTATATGGCTAACGAGGAATATACAAATGAAATTATCAACGGAGACATTCACACCGCTAATCAAAAAGCTGCAGGACTTCAATCAAGAGATAAGGCTAAGACATTCATCTACGCACTCATTTACGGAGCAGGAGATGAGAAGCTTGGTTCAATCGTGCAAGGAAACAGAGAAGATGGTAAA